CTGTTTTAAATTCCCCCCAAAACGGTTCAAGAAGCCACGAAAATGACTGAGAAGGTCTTAATAGGTCACCAGAAGCCCGCAGAAGGCTTAGAAGGGCTGCAAACGGTTTTGGGTAGGGACGCAGAAGGCGAAAACGCCCTATTTGGCGTTCAAACGCCCAGAATTCACACGCCACTGAACGATTTACCTTCACGCGGGGGCGAATTGATCGATTTGGCGACTGATCTGAAGGTTGATCTCATGGAATGGCAGAAATTTGCGCTGATTCACACACACAAAGTCAAACCTGACGGTCGCTGGGCTACTCCTGTGAACACAATCGTTGTAGCCCGCCAACAAGGAAAATCATTTTTGCAGTTAATCAGAATCATGGGCGGTCTTTTCCTATGGGACGAAAAATTGCAAATTGGTTCGGCACACCGCTTGTCCACGTCGCTGGAGCAGTTCAGGGCAATGGTTCAAATGATTGAAGGTAACGACAACCTAGCCAAGCAAGTCAAAAAAATACGCTGGCAACACGGCGGCGAAGAAATCGAGACAATGACGGGTAATCGGTTCATTGTGCGTGCGGGCGGTTCGGCTGCGCGTGGTGTTTCCAGACCGTCAACCATTCATTTGGACGAATTACGCGAAATGACCGACATTGAATCGTTTGCGTCATTGCGCTACACGCTTATGGCTGCCCAAAACCCAATGGTCATGGCGTACACAAACGCGGGCGATTCTAGTTCCGTCGTGCTTAACGCGTTTCGCGATAGGGCGCTTGCAAGCATTGGGGGCGTGCAAGACGACATTGGTTATTTTGAATGGTCAGCACCAACCGACGAAATGAGCGTGGAAAACGCACGGCATTCAAACCCTTCAATGGGTTACTTGTTTCACCCTGACAACATCAAAAGCGTTTTGAACGACCCACCTGACGTAGTTCTGACCGAGGTATTGTGTAGGTGGGTAGTTGCAATAAATAGCGCCGTGGATTCTGCCAGTTGGGGCAATTGTCTTGACAAGACGGTTGACCTTGACCCAGACAAACTCACTTGGCTTGCAATCGATCTTTCGCCAGACAGAAGGCACGCAAGTTTATGCGGCGCACAGAAACTTGGGAACGATCAGTTTGTTGTTAAGTTACTTCACACTTGGACAAATGAATTGCAATTGGACGATAAAGCAATTGCCAACGAATTGGCAGATTATGCGCGCAAGTATCCGACGGAATACGTCCTTTATTCAAGAAAAACGAGTGGCGCAGTTGCCGCACGACTTGCACCCGCAGGAATTCCGATTTTTGACATGGATAATGCCTACGCCCAAGCGTGTGACGAAATGCTTAGTGCAATCAATAGCGGTCGTCTAAAACATAGGGGGCAAAGCCAACTTTCCGAGGAAATCTTAGCGGCGGTGCAATTGCGTCGCGGTGACGGCGGCTGGGTTATTGGTCGACGTGCTTCACAGTCAGTTGTCTGCGGTGCAGTCGCCGTTGCACTGGTAACACATTTCGCGACACGCCCAGACAATGATCTTGACATCATGGTTGGTTGATCGTATAAGCCTGACACAATTTGGGCATGGGATTTCGTGATCTATTTACGCCGAAAGTTGAGGCTGCCGTTCCAGCCAAAACTTTAAACGTCGACGCAGCGGCAATTGCGCCTTATTACACCGAAGTTGGAAATTTATTCTTATTCGGTGGAATCGTTACGGCTTCACGCGCCGAGGCAATGAGTGTTCCAACCGTTGCGCGTGCGCTTGGAATTATTCAAACAATTGCGTCATTGCCAATGCACACACGAAACGAGGCAACAGGCGAAAAGGTAACGCAACCGCGTGTTATCAATCAACCTGACCCACGAATTCCGGGGTCAACATTTTGGGCTTGGATTATTTCGGATTTGTTTTTCTTTCCTTCAGCGTATGCGTACGTTATGGACAGATACGCAGACACAGGAAAAATTCGCGCAATGGAACGCATTGCACCTGAACGCGTAACAATTACGACAAACGGCATGGGTTATGAAATTGCAACGTATTCAATTGACGGTGCGTTTGTTGACCCAGCCAACCTTGTTGTCTTTCAAGGTTTCCAAGAAGGTTTGCTAAGTCGCGCAGGTCGTACGATTCGCGCAGCCGCAGCGTTGGAACGCGCTGCAATGAATTTTGCAGTTGAGCCGATTCCACAAATGGTTTTGAAATCAAACGGAACATCATTGCCAGCCGATCGCGTTTCAAAGTTATTGACCGCTTGGAAATCTGCGAGAGCGTCGCGTTCAACGGCATTTTTAAATGCGGACGTTACGTTGGAAACGCTTGGGTATGACCCAAAGAATTTACAATTGAACGAAGCGCGCAATTATGTTGCACTTGAATTATCGCGCGCCGCTGGACTTCCAGCGTATTTCACAGACGCGCAACAATCGACATTTACTTATTCAAACGCGTTGGACAAGCGTCGCGACCTTGTAGATTTTGCGTTTAGAAATTACATGTCAATAATTGAGGAACGCCTTTCGTTTGCTGATTTCACACCAGCAGGAAACAAAGTGCGTTTTGACCTTGACGACTTCTTGCGTGGCAATCCTTACGAGCGCGCGCAGGTTTATGAAATCTTAAATCGAATCGGCGCAATGTCGATCGACGAAATACGCGAGGAAGAAGATCTGTTACTATGAAAAAAGTAATTACACCAATGCAAATAACCGCGGCAGATTCAAACAGTCGCACAATCACCGGTCGCATTGTTACATTTGAGGAAACTGGCAACGCTTCAATTGGCAAGGTTCAATTTGCAGCGGGTTCAATTGAACCAACGGCAGTTTTGCTTAATCTCGAACATGATCGCACACGTCGCATTGGCAAAACACTTTCAATTGAATCGAGTGCCGAAGGTATCGACGCAACATTCAAAATTGCAAACACCACTGCGGGAACTGACGCATTGGTTGAAGCGCAAGAGGGTTTGCGCGACGGATTTAGCGTTGAAGTTTCATTTGACGAATACGAGACACTTAAAGACGGAACAGTCAGAATTCTTGCGGGTGAATTGACTGGTGTTGCATTAACTAGCGAACCCGCGATCAGATCAGCACGCGTCGAATCAGTCGCCGCGACAACCGCTGACGAAAATGAAATTTCAGATTCGACAATCGAACCTGAAGTCACACCAACAACAGAAGGAGACGAAGTGGACAACACCGTCACAAACGCGGAAACCGTCGAGACGGTAGAAGCCGCACAGTCAGTGACCGCACAATCAAACGCCGTGGGTGGTTGGAAAGCAACACCACGCATTGAAATCACTGCTGCAAAGTACCTAGAAAACAAGGTGCTTGCTGCAACAGGCGACGAATCAGCGCGCCAATACGTTTTGGCAGCAGACAACACAACAGACAACGCTGGACTTGTTCCAACACGTCAGTTGACTGAAGTCATCAACGGACTATCAACAACAATCCGCCCAAGCATTGACGCGATTTCTCGCGGTGCATTGCCTGACGCTGGAATGACATTTGAAATTCCAAAGATTACAGTTGCACCAACAGTTGCAGTTGTAGCCGAAGATGCAATTTTCAATGAGACAGATCAAAATTCTGCGTTTCTTTCAGTGGATGTTAAGAAATTCGCTGGACAACAGAAATTTAGCGTAGAATTGTTGACGAGGACTAGCCCATTGTTCTACGACGAACTTCTTCGCAACATGGTGGCGGCTATGGCAAAAGCACAAAACGCTTATGTCAACGCACAGTTAATTTCAGGCGCAACGCTTGACGGAACAACAGTTGCAACATACCCAACGGCTGCTGAACTACTTGGAATCACCGCACGCGGTGCAGCAAGTGTTTATGGCGCAACCGCAGGTCTTGCAAATCCATTTGCACGCAACATGATCGTTTCAACAGGTCAGTGGTCAAACATCATGGGCTTGAACGATTCAGGTCGTCCAATTTACACCGCTTCAAATCCAATGAACGCTGGTGGTGCAGTAGTGCCAACATCACTTCAAGGAAACGTCGCGGGCTTGAATTTATACGTTGACCCAACAAACGGTGGCGACGGGGACGGAACAATCTTGGTTGTTAACCCAGACGCTTACACATGGTACGAGGGAACTTCATACCAGTTGCGCGCAGAATCGACCGCTGACGGTTCAATCACAGTGGGTGTTTATTCATTCGGTGCAGTTGCGACAAAGATCGCAGCGGGCGCGTTTAAGAATAACAAGCAGTAACAAAAACAAACTAATCATGCGCTACGGTCACTCCCGAACGTAGCGCAGCAGTCGAGAGGAACGGAAATGCCAAGTATTGTGTCAACGCAGCAATTGCGTAGTGTGCTTGGCGTTTCCGTTTCACTTTATCCAGACAGTTATCTGGACGAAATCATTAACACCGCAGAAGCGGTCATTTTGCCAATGCTGGTTGCAAACACTTCAGCAATTAACGCTTACAAACTAGAATCAAACGTCGCGACGTATTACACGCAACGCGCACATCATTTCGTTGCGGGTCAATCAGTGGTCGTTGCTGGATTACCAGCACCCTTTTCAGCAACCGTCACAGTGGTTGACGTAAAAGAATTTCATTTTACCGCAGCAATAACCAGCGCAAACGTTACATTGCGTGACATTATTCCAACAGGCACGGCAACACTTTCAGGCTATTCAGCCGCCGAAATTTATGCCAACAGTGCGCCAATTGAATCAGCCGTTCTTGCAGTAAGCGTGGAAGTTTTCCAATCACGCGTTGCAGCGGGTGGTCAGATCGAAGGCGTTGATTTTCAAAGTACGCCGTACCGCATGGGTCGCAGTTTGACCAACAGAGTGTCGACATTACTTATGCCGTTTTTAGACGTTGAAACGGTCGTTCAATAAATGCCAGCCAATGCCGTTTCCGAAACCCGCGCAGCCTTAGCCAACGCGTTTAGCGCACTGGCTGCAAACATTTACCCAAGCGTTCCAGAATCGCCCATTCCACCAGCAATTGTGGTTGTTCCAGATTCACCGTATTTTGAAATTGTCTTGCTGGGTAAATCACAAACAAAAGTCAAAATCAATTTTGCGATTACTGCCATTGTTGCTTCAAATAGCAACGCAGGGTCATTAGACAATCTGGAAAAACTAATCATGGGAATTCTTGCGGCAATGCCCGCAGGATACGTTGTTGGGGTCGTTGAGAAACCG